GCAATGGATCGCATTGAAACCCTAGAGGCAAAAGTAACTGCCCTAGAAAACGCTTAATCGTAACCAGTCAGAAAAGGAGAAAGACATGACTGATACACCAACTGCGGAACTGTACGAACTAGCTCATCAGATGTTTGAATACAATGATGGTGATCTTGTTCGCAAGGTACAGAGCCGCCGTGGTAAAGTCGGCATGTCTGCTATCTACAAGTCTGGCAGATACGCAAAGACACGGATGAAAGGAAAGCAGTACCAAGCGCATCGTATCATATTCTTGATGAACAAAGGCTACTTGCCAGAGATCATCGACCATATTGACGGTAATGCTTTCAACAACCGTGTTGAGAATTTGCGTGAGGCAACGCAGCAGCAAAACAGTCTAAACAGACGGCTGCGTTCTGACAATAAATGCAAAGTGCCTAACGTGCATTGGCACAAGCAACATGGGAAGTATAGTGTTCAAGTCAGTGTTGATGGAAAACAAAAACACTTTGGATACTATGACGATCTTGAAGCCGCCGCTGTTATAGCAGAACAAGCTAGGCAGCAGCATTATGGTAGTTTTGTCTATAAAGGAGAAAGAACATGACAGACACACCGACAGTAGAAGAAATACAGCAACATTATGTCGCAATGGGTCACTCTGTTGACTTGCTAAACGCAGGGCAACCAGAGGGCATGGACGATGCTGAATGGGCTGACACTGTATCACGCAACGTCGAGCATCTGAAAATCATGGTGGCCAAAGACTTCTGGACGACAGAAGATATGACCGCTGCAAACGCTGCTATTGCAGCTAACGAGTAACCCCGACCCAAAGGAGACTTGTGATGGCTAAAGATGAAAAAACCCCAATCACAATTAACGACAAAGAATACTTTATTGATGATTTTAGTGATGCCCAAAAGGTTATGCTAAATCACATTCAAGACTTAGACCGTAAGCTATCTAATGCACGGTTTAACTTAGATCAGCTACAAGTTGGTCGTGATGCTTTTGTAAACATGTTGGCATCATCATTGGAAGCACCTAAAGAGGATCAATAAGAGCTATGTCAAGAGACCTGTCCAGTGCTGTATTAGACGTATTAGAGGATGATGTCGTTTATCCATTCTTTGCGATTGAGTTACTATTTGATGGTGATGAAGTATTACGCATGTGGACAGGGCTTGGTACACTCGTCTATCAAGGTTTGTCGTGGTTTGGTACTGGTAATCTACTGCAGATCGACGTTATTGAGGAAACCTCAGAGATCGCTGCTAAGGGGGCTACAGTTACTCTTAGTGGGATACCCCCAGAAGTTCTCTCACTGGCCATCAGTGAGCCTTATCAGGGTCGTCAGGCCAAGATTTACTTTGGTACTTTCTCTCGTGGGATATTACTACAAGAGAATGCTGCTTATATCCTATTTGAGGATGGTAGTAAAATACTTCTTGAAGATCGTAAGACTGACCTGACTGAGATATTTGCTGGTTATATGGATCAGATGAATATTGAGGAAGCTGAGAATAGTTCTACTGTGCAGCTTACCATTGAGAATAAGTTGATTGATCTTGAACGTCCTCGTACTGCTAGATTTACTAATGCTTATCAGAAATATCTTTATCCTAACGACAAAGGACTTGAGTTTGTAGAAGACTTACAGACTAAAGAATTGTTCTGGGGGAAAGTTGGGCCATGACGAATGAACAAGTTGTAATCAATATGAAGGCTAGGGCTTATCTTGCTTCTACTGATTGGTATGTGACTCGTTGGTTAGAGAAGGGTGTACCTATCCCAGAAGAGATCTCTCAGAAGAGAGAAGATGCTAGAAACCGTATAGTGGATTAACCTATGATCACTTACCAGCAAGAGTTCTTAGATACTTGTGAGAAAGATTGTCAAGAACTTATACGACTGCATTGGGAAGAGATAGCCTTAAATAAAGAATTGATTAAGTTAAATCCTGATTGGGATGCTTATCATACTTTAGAGAACTCTGATAAACTTAAGATTTTCACTGCTAGGGTTAAAGAAGAATTAGTTGGTTACTTTGTCGTTATTACGGGTAGTAACCTACATTACAAGGATCATGTGTTTGCAGTTAATGATATACTATATCTAAGTAAAGAACATCGTAAAGGTAGGACTGGTCTTAAACTGATAAAGTTTGCAGAGAAGTGTCTTAAAAAAGATGGTGTATCTGTATTAAGCATAAACACTAAGGTTCATAAACCTTTTGACAGTCTGATGGAATACATGGGGTTTAATCTCATAGAACGTGTCTACTCTAAATATATAGGTGATTAAGAATGGCTATTTCTGCTGGCATGGCATTAGTAAGTACTGCTGTAGGTGTTGCTGTAGGTACAATAGCTGTAAGTTCAGCCCTCACATATTTCTTAGTCACTACGGCTATGGGGGCCGCTATTAATGCTCTTACACCTAAACCATCTATACAAGCTCCTACTGCAGCACAAACTGGTTACAATGTAACGACTACAAGTTCTGTTGCTGATCATCAGATTGTATATGGTAAAACTAAAGTAGCTGGGGTACGTGTATTCGATGCTACTACTGGTGGTTCTAATGAAACTCTACACAGGGTACTGGCCTTTACTGGGCATGAGATTGACTCTTTTGACCAAATATATCTTAATGAGGAGCTTGTAACTCTTGACGGTAGTGGGAATGTAACCAGTCCTAGTCGTTATAATGGCTATGTTACCATTAAGAAACATTTAGGTGACCCTGATCAATTAGCAGATTCAACTCTCGTGGCTGCTGTACCTGAGTGGACTACTGCACACAGGCTTCGTGGTATTGCTTACCTTTATATTCAGCTACAATTTAATCAAGACGTATTTCCGAATGGTGTACCAGAAGTTCTTGCTGTAATTAAGGGTAAGAGGGTTTATGACCCAAGGTCTGATACTACAGCTTGGTCAGATAATCCTGCCCTCTGCCTAAGAGATTATATTACAAGTACGACATATGGTCTTGGAGAATCTACCGATAACCTTGATGATACTTTGTTTATCACTGCAGCTAATGTCTGTGACTATTACAACTACCCAACACTGAGTGGCTCTGTTAGGTATACCCTTAATGGTAGCTTTACTACTGCAGCCGCCCCTCACGATCTTATGCAAAACCTGCTAAGTGCTATGGGTGGTCTTGCTTGGTATGCTCAAGGTAAGTGGCGCACTAAAGCTGCATATTGGACTAGCACTGTAGCTGATTTCACAGAAGATGATCTGCGTAGTTCTATCTCTGTAGCTACTCGTCATTCTCGTCGTGATAACTTTAATACTATTAATGGTGTTTGGAAAGGTGAAGATTCTAACTGGCAAGTAACAGACTTTCCACCAGTTACTAATGCTGCTTTTCTTACTGCAGATAATAACCAAGAACTAGCCACAGACTTGAACTTGTCGTTTACATCTGACGTAAATATGGCAAGACGTATTGCTAATATTTATTTGGAACGTAATCGTCAACAACTTACGGTTATGGCTTCCTTTGGTATGAGGGCCTTCCAAGTACAAGTTGGGGATAATATCCGTCTTACTAATAGTCGATTTGGTTGGACTAATAAAGAATTTGAGGTTGTGTTGTGGACTTTTGGTCTTACAGACAATAATGACCTTCAGGTTCATATGACCCTACGGGAAATCTCTGAGAGTGTCTTTGACGATATTGCAGATGGTGCTGTGTATGAAAGGGACAACACAACTCTCCCTTCACCATTTACTACTACTCCTGTTGGTGTTGCTGTGGAAGCTATTGCACAGGTTACCAACCAGAAGGTTTCTAACATTGCTCGTATTACTGTGTCAGCAACCTCTGACGTTTTCATCAGTAGGGTTGAGGTAGAATTTAAGAAGTCCTCAGATACAGTTTGGAAGGCTGTAGGTACTGGCCCTGTAGGTGTATTTGAAGCTGTAGACCTTGAGACGAGTACATACGACTTTAGGGCTAGGTCAATCAATATCTTTGGCGTGAAGGGTGAATGGGAAAATCTTATAGACCAAGAGATCAATGCTTTCATTGGTGACCCCTCAGATGTAAGTTCCCTATCTGTGGAACTGTCTGGTGGTACTTTGTTCTTAAGTTGGCCACCTATACCTGATCCTGACTTGTCTCACTATGTCGTTAAGCATAACTCAGAGGCTACAGGTGCTACTTGGGGCAACTCTACTACTGTTATTGAGAAAATCCCACGTCCAGCTACAACTGCAGCATTACCTGCACGTAGTGGTACATATCTTATCAGGGCTTATGACAAAGAAGATAACTACAGTGAGAATGTAACTACTGTTGTCGTCCTTCCATCTGACTTGCCTCAACTAGGCACTACAGACACTCAAACAGAAGACCCAACTTTCGCTGGTACTACAAGCAATGCTGTTGTTGTCTCTAGTTCTGTAGAGATTGATGACACAAGTGCTGCAAGCCCAACTGGTGAGTATTTCTTTAGTAACTACATTGATACTGGAAGCAGTCGTAATGCTCGTGTGACAGGGTTTAGAACCTTCGAGCGTAGATATGACAATGGTACTTTGTTATGGGATGCTATCCCTCAGAATTGGGATACTTGGCCAGATAACTGGGATGATTGGACTACTGAAACAGCCAACTGGGGTGACGTAGGTGTAACAGTTTATGTCGCCACTACTAACGATGATCCAGCAGGTACTCCTACTTGGAATGGTTGGGAACTTGCTAACGGATCTTATTATACTGGTCGTGCCTTTAAGTTTAAGGCAGCTCTGGAAAGCGATAACACTAACTATACTCCCGCTATCCTGACCCTAAGTGTAGATGTAGAATACTAAGAGGATAACATGAGTCAACACGATTTCGATATTGCAAACCAGACAGCATCTAATGCTCGTACCGACATTAACAATGCACTAAAGGCTTTAGCTTCACTTTCGAGTGGAACCAGCGCACCTACCACCACCTATGCTAATATGTTGTGGTACGATACTGCTAATGATCAAATTAAGAAACGTAATGAGGCAGATAGTGCTTGGATTATTTTAGGCACTGTTAGTGAGGCATCTGGCACTTTTAGCCCCTCTGCTTCCGTATTACCTGCAGGTGCAGTTCAAGTCTTTGCCATGAGTTCAGCACCAACAGGTTGGTTAAGTTGTGATGGTACAGCAGTTTCCCGTTCTACTTATTCAGGATTGTATTCTGCTATAGGCACAACATACGGCTCTGGTGATGGGTCAACTACATTTAACTTACCAGACCTTCGTGGTGAATTTATTCGTGGTTGGGATGCTGGTCGTGGTATAGACAGTGGTCGTACCTTCGGTTCATTCCAGCTTGATGAATTTAAATCGCACACTCACTCAATGACATTCGCACGGACTGGTTGGGACGCTTATACAGGACTAAACGTAGGGTCTGGCTATAGTCAAAATACAGGTGCCACTGGTGGTAATGAAACAAGACCAAGAAACATTGCAATGCTATACTGCATTAAATACTAAGGGGTAGATTATGGGATATCAATTAGGAACACGTAGTTTACAGAAACTAGAGGGTGTAAACCCAGATTTAGTGGCGGTTGTTTCTCGTGCTATTGAACTATCTAAGCAGGACTTCTCTGTGATTTGTGGTCTACGAACTGTCAAAGAACAAGAGGCTCTTGTAGCTAAAGGTGCATCTCAGACTATGAAGTCAAAGCATCTTGAGGGTAATGCTGTAGATTTAGCAGCATACTGTGATGGTATTCGTTGGGAACTAAACTTATACGACGAGATAGCTGATGCAATGCTTAAGGCTGCTAAAGAATTAGGTGTGACCCTTCGCTGGGGTGCTGCATGGCATAAGAACTTGAATGATTGGAATGGTACAGCAGAAGATCTAATGAATGAGTATATAGACCTTCGTCGTAGCCAAGGGAAACGTCCCTTTATTGATGCACCACATTTTGAGTTAGTATAAGTATGTACGAGATGATAGACATTATAATGCAGTGGTTAGTAGCACCTGTCATAATCGTAGTGTGGCATCTATTTTCTAGAGCCAATAAACATGAAACGGAAATAGCTGTACTTAAATCTCAACTAGAAAGCTCTAGAGTTTCCTACGACAGGGAAATGAAAGAGATGAAAGAAACCATTAAAGCAATCTTTAACAAGCTCGACAGTATAGAACATGCGCTGCGAGAAAGATAATGGACCCTATTACAATTATCTCTGGTGCCACTGTAGCATTTAATGCTATCAAAAAGGGTATTCAGGTAGGTCGTGATCTACAAGATATGCATGGTCAATTATCCCAATGGGCTAGTGCCATGTCAGACTTAGGTCAAGCTGAGAAAAGGGTAAACAACCCACCGTGGTGGAAATCTCTTGGTGGTTCTGTAGAGGCTGAAGCTCTAGAGGTTTGGAATGCCAAGCGTAAGGCAGATGCTATGCGTGAGGAACTAAGACAACACATCAGCTTTGTATATGGTCCACCCGCTTGGGAAGAACTGGTACGGACTGAAGCTAAGATCCGTAAACAAAAGAGAGATCACGAGTACCGTAAGGCTGAGATCCAAGAGGCTATTATTACTTGGGCTATATCAATCTTACTTCTGTTATCTGGTGTAGGTGCTTTAGCATTCTTTATATGGATTAGTACAAAGTAATGGAAAAGATTGGTAATAAGTATTACGTTTATGATAAGAACGGTAAGATACTTATTATTACTACAAATAGAAGGATAGCTGAAAATGTCTATAACACCAGAGTGGTTGGATAAGTGGCGCATATGGCCACGCATGATTATAACATTGTATGGGTTTGCATTCTATAAGACGACAACATGGTTTATGGCTTTACCAGATCCTACCAATGCACAAGCAGGTTTTGTATCTGTTATTGTTGGGGCAGGTGCAGGTTTCTTTGGGATATATGTAAATGGTAAAAATACGAGTACTGTCAACCATACTACTAATAACCCTGATAAGTAGTTGTAGTCAGATACCCTCATTTCTATTGGGCGGGGGTGGTCCTAATGTTGCTGCTAATACTCAAGTTGGTAAAGAAAACTACCAAGGTGTGACAACAAATGTTGACCGTAGTGTAAGACCTGTGCTTAATCCAGAAGGCCCTGTAGAGAGCATAGAGCAAGATAACAGCACTACAAACATTTCTGAGATAGATCCTTTACTATTAATATTATTGATACTTGGGTGGCTTGCTCCTAGTCCCTCAGAGATAGGCAGAGGTATAATGTCTCTGTTTAGACGTAAACAATAATAACCATACTCTAAATAAACTAAACCCCTGAATCCTTAAGTGGACTCAGGGGTCTTTTTGTGTTTGTGCTAATACACTGCGTCTAATCTTCTTCAGCCTCTGTCATACCAGTATGGGCCATTGTCATAGCTACGCCTTCATACAACACCTCTATCTCAGATTTTAATTGTCCATACTTGTAAGCTAAGAAACCCGTAATAGATAAGTTAAGTAGTATTATTCCTTCATATAGGGTCATGTATCTACTTTCGTGATTGTTGTTGGATTAGTGCTTCTAAATACCATCGGGCCTTCTTGAGATCCTCTACACCATTCTTGTAACGCCATCGGTGTA